AAAAAATAAGGGTGGTCGGCCCATAATTGTGCTGACGGATGAACAAAAAAAGGAGCTCGAGACACTGGCAGCGGTGTTAAACACTGAGCAAATAGCAGATTACTTTGGCATTAGCCGGAGGGTGTTTTTTGATATATTAGAGCGAGATGATGAGGTTTCTGCACTATATAAAAAGGGTAAAGCAAAGGCTGTTGGATTTGTGGCGCAAAATTTAATGCAAAAAGCCCGCACCGGTGATCTTGGCGCACAGATATTTTATTTAAAAACGCAAGCGGGTTGGAAAGAAACAAAAACCGTGGAGGGAGCCGGGGAGACCGGAGAGCATATTATAGCTTATAAATGGTTAGACGATGACGACGAGGACGATTAATTATAAGCCACGCAAGTTAGTCAAACCCTTTCATAATAGAAAAGAGCGGTTTGCGGTTATTGTTGCGCATCGACGTTTTGGTAAAACTGTGGCAGCAATCAATGATTTAATTAAAGACGCTCTGACAATAAAACGTGATAAAGTCCGCGTTGCCTACATTGCTCCATACTATCGACAGGCAAAAGCTATCGCGTGGGACTATTTGCTGGAGTATACGCGTGACATCGAGGGCGTTCAGTATAACGTGGCAGAGCTTCGAGCAGACTTTCCTAACGGTGCAAGGTTTCGATTGTTTGGCGCGGACAATGCTGACAGCTTGCGTGGATTGTATTTTGATCACGTGGTTCTTGACGAACCCGCAGATTTTCCATACCGGGCGTGGCCCGCAGTCATACGTCCCTCGTTAGCCGATCGCAGAGGCCGGGCAACCTTTATTGGAACACCAAAGGGTAAAAACCAGTTTTATGAGACCTTTGTGGCAGCAAAGAATGACCCAAATTGGATGTCTTTACTTCTTAAATCGTCAGAAACAGGAATATTAGACGATGAAGAATTAAAAGAGGCCCGGCGGGCAATGGGTGATGATAGGTTTGAACAAGAGTTTGAGTGTAGTTTTGAGGCAGCAATCCAAGGTGCTTATTATGCATCAGAGCTTAAAAAGGTTGCGGAAGATAAACGAATTGGAATTGTTCCTTACGACCCGGCGGTTGGTGTAACAACAGCTTGGGATTTAGGTATTGGAGACAGCACAGCTATATTTTTTGCGCAATGGGTCGGGCAAGAAGTTCGAATAATAGATTACTATGAAAACTCAGGTGTGGGGTTGGATCACTATGCAAAAGAACTGAGTAGTCGGGGTTATCACTACCGAGAGCACATCCTACCCCACGATGTGCAAGTTAAAGAATTAGGCACAGGCAAGTCAAGACTAGAAACACTCGGAGCGTTGGGTCTTAATGACATAACAATAGCTCCTAAATTATCGGTCGATGATGGGATACAAGCAGCCCGGTCGTTGTTGAACAGGTGTTGGTTTGACGAAAATAAATGCGAGAGAGGTATCGAAGCGTTGCGTCAATATCGACGTGAGTTTGACGAAAAACTGAAAACGTGGCGGGGCAGACCGTTGCACGACTGGACATCTCATGGGGCCGATGCTTTTCGATATTTAGCCGTTGGAAAGCAAGAGAATAAAAATTGGGGTCAACCCATAAGAAGAAATTTGCAAGGAATCGCATAATGTGTTAGGGCTTGTTTAAGTCAACTTTTTTGTGGTTATCAAAATTCGTAAATTTAAAAAAGTAGCAAAGTCAAAAAAAGGGGTTCCGACAAAGTATTTAGCGGGCGCAAAAAACAAAAGTGAAAAAGAGAAAGAGATCTTAGAAACTAGAAGACGCTACAAAAAAGGTTTATCAATTAACGTTGCAAAAGTGAGCAAAAGTCGTGCCAACCAAGCCAAAAAGAAAACCACTAAGCGAAAAAGTTAAGGCAACTTTACGCAAAAAAGCAGAGGGTACTAGATTCACGCCCAGCCAACTGCAAGCGGTTTATAGGCGAGGTCAGGGTGCTTACTTGGGCGGTGGCTCAAGAAATGTTCCGATGGCCGCCTGGGCTATGGGACGCGTTAACTCTTTTATTTCTGGAAAAGGTGGGGCAAGAAAAGCTGACGCGGATATTTTAAAGAAAAGTAGCAAATCCAAACCTAAGAAAAGGAGATCATAATGCCGATGGGAAAAGGAACCTACGGTTCAAAACGTGGTAGACCACCAAAAAAGAAAAAAGACAAAAAAAAGAAGGGAAAAAAATAATGCCCGGGTTACATAAAGGAAAAAAGAAAAAAGGTCGTAAGAAGTAATGCCACACGTTGACGGACACCCAGACGCATACGGAAGTATTGCAAGATCACCTAGACCCAGAACACGTCCAGCAAACGTGCCTGATATTATTCCGAGACCAAGAAGGCGTCCGTCAAACGTGCCACCACAAGTCGCTCCAATGATGGGGACAAGAGATCCTCAAGGCAGAATTGGTGTTAAAGGACCAAAGGGTGGTGGCGAGGCAGCAAAAGCCCGCGTTGAGGTTGGAAGCGATATATTTAATCAATATAACAACGACGGTCGCTTTGGTTATTACAACGACCAAGGATTTTATGTCCCGGCAGATATAGATATGCGGGACGGTGGCGGTGTCGATAATTCAGGCACGTTTTTTGAGGGTGGTGGTTTTTTATCAACGCTCGCAAATGTTGCTAAAATTAGACCATACGGACAAGGCGACACGCCTCGAGAGCAAATCGGTTTTAGAAACGTGGCTGATATGTTTGATCGTGGCGGTCCACAAGCAAGTGGTGGTCCCTATATGGGCGGAGGGATGATCAGCACTATAGGTAATACGCTCGATGCCCTTGGTGGTGTAGATCAAGGTACACGGACCTTATATAATTATGATACCACAGAACCAACACGGTCGGACGGTTTCGTCGCAAATATTGAGCCAAGACAAGCAATTCCGGTCAGGACTATTGACGGAACACCAGTAAATAACGCCGCGTTAATTCAAGATGCGGACGTGGCAATAACAAGAGGTCGTGAGCCACTTTATGCTCGCTCACAAACTTTTAACGTAACGGATAGAGCGGCAGCAATAGCAGCATTAAGACGACAAGCGGTTGATCCAGAAAGTTGGGATAAACTGATGGAAGATGATCCAAAGGCAGCAGAAGAGCTGATTCAAGAGGCTATGAGTATGCAAAACGTTTTATACCCCGCTGATCCTTGATGGCAAAAAAAAAGAAAAAAGATTCTAGATTAGAAAGGGCGGGGGTTTCTGGTTACAACAAACCAAAACGCACACCTAACCATCCAACAAAGTCACACGTGGTTGTGGCAAAAGAAGGCGATAAGATAAAAACTATTCGGTTTGGTCAGCAAGGCGTTAAGGGTGATAAAACTATGACACCTCGAGCCAAGTCTTTTAAAGCAAGACAAAAGAAAAACATTGATAGAGGTAAGATGTCAGGTGCGTACTGGGCCAACAAGGTGAAATGGTAATGAGTATTATCGATTATTTGCGTAACTTTAACAGCACAGAGGCGGGGCAAAGACGACGCAATTTTATTGAAAATATGTTTGATTTTGAGGAGTACATTCCACCAAATTTGCGTGCGCCAACGCAATTTGTTTTAGACGCAAATCCAGTCACTGGCATGGAAAACTCAATTACAGAAAGCCGCATCGCATTAGATCCTACAAGAACGCCTGAAGAGCGGCGACGCGCCGGGCTAAATATGATGATGGAGGTTGGGGTGGCTGCTGCCCCGGCAGTATTGGGTCGCTTGGGATATTTGTCGACACCTACCGCACTAGCTGAAACCTTTGCAACGCCAACTATAACCGGAGAGGGCATACGAGACGCCACAAGCGGTCTATTGCAAGATTTACAATATGCAGGGCGATCCGTTGCTGAAGGCGATCCACGCGGCGTTTTAGAGGCATTCCAAACAGGCGGACAACCACAAGCATTAAGTGCTGGGGTGATGGGTAGCAACATGGGGCCAGCAATGATTGACGATGCTTTTCAATACAGTCCTACGATGAGAGCTTTGGCGGATCTGAAACAGGAGAAAGGAACCTACGAGCAACTTAAAGCAATGGCAATAAAAGACGGTGCAAAGCCAGAGGAATTTGAGTGGAGTGGTTTAGATGCGCAATTTCGACCCGGAGACAAAGTAAGCAAGGATCTGCTGCGGTTTGAATTTGATAAAAACCGTCCACAAATGCAAGTTATGGCTGAAAGTGCAACTGGAGGCGGCACTCTTAACGTTGGCATTGATGAATTAGCTGAAGAGGTGATGGACAATGTCATGGACCGACACAGATTGACGAGACAAAACAACCTTAGTTCGGGTGATTTAATTCAAAACGAAATAGGGGAGCCTATGGAAGTATACGATCCTCTTGGTGTTGTTATAAATGATATGTTAGCCGAACCAGACAGTATTCTGCGCAGAAATTACGGCACTAAATCAATAAAAGAATTTCCAATTGATGACGATGCATTTGTAAACGAATATGCGGATCTGGTAGGCATAACGCCTTCGAAATTGATGGATCTATATGACGAGGGCAAAGCATTTTATAACTTTCAAGCTCCGGTCCGTCCAGCAGACCCTATTACAGAAGTGCATCACAATTTTATATTTGACACCGCTGAAGACGCACTTGAGGCACAAAACCCTATCGCTCACCAACGTGTTATGATGGAAGCAGAAACCAACGTAAGCCGTCAATTTTTCCGAGATCCACCTTTGTTTATGACTGCTTTGCGTGATAACGATCCTTTAGGTACTCTTGGTCAATCTAGAATATTAGACGAAGCAATGTCTCAAAACTTTGATCCGGGTAAAACAAAATATTCAGATTTCTTTCCCGGTGGTGCTACAAATTACACTGAGAAAAAATTTTACTACGATCCCAAGGATGGCAAAACGGTCCCATATTTAGGTGAGGCAGGGCATTACGGCGACGGGTTTGGTGAAGGTCGGCAAGGTTTACTCATCACTGGTAGAACAGGTGATTATGAGATCAGCACGCCCTTCGGTGATAACAGCAAGGTTCGGTATTTGGGTGAGATCCAGTCGGACGTTGGACAAGGCATCGAACGAGCAAATCGTGGTTTGGATATAGCAACACCGATGAATTACGCAGAAACTGCTTTGATGCCAGAGTTTAGAGCCGCTCAATTAGCAGAAGCAGATGTTAGAAATTTAGATCCCGGACCCCTTCAGCTACCATTTAACCAAGTAGCAAGAAGGCAATTTCAAGAAGCGCGAGAAAGGTATAGACAAGATGGAGTTAAGATTCCTGAAAAACGATTGTTGGATATGAATTTTAAAGAAATTTATAGTGATTTAGTGGCAATTGATGAAGATATGGGGTTGATTGACGGACCATTTTCCGACGTGATTTTTGACAATATATTGGCGCACAATTTTGTTAGAAATGCGAAAGAGGCAAAAAGCACAAGGGTATTAACTGACTGGGAAGAGGATCCATTTTACGTTGGCAGCTTATTTGAAGATGCGGGAATGGATATAAATGACATTACCCATAAGGACGTTTTAGACATTATATCTGATCAAAGACAGCCACTAAATGAAGCGCAAGAAGAAGCATTCACGGAACTAAAAGATGCTTATTATCAACAAGTTCCTGACGCTTTTAAGGATTACCTTTATAGCAGTCGTCAGGTAAGAAATCAAAAACAACCTTTCTGGACTCAAACTTTAGGATTGTTTGGTGATTTCGTTCGAGATAACGATAAATTTTATTTTAAACATATTGAGTCAAGATTGCCGGAAGAAACTGCAATGGAACTTGGTGATGGCAATGTTAAAGAAATATTTGATGGCATCGGCTTTAGCGAGCTTAGAAAATATACGGATGAAGTTTCCTTTGCTGCCTCAAAAACGGCAAAATTGTCTGAGAAAATGGCAACTGCAGGATCAGGTGGTCGATTAAATGTTTATAGAAACCCAACGACTGGTCAGGTGCAAATGTCGCGAGAAGTGAAACCCGCCGGGCCTCTGATGAGGCGAGAAAAAGACTGGGCTCCATTTGTTATAAGAAAAGAGTTAATCGATGCAGTTAACGCTGACGCGGATGTTTTTGCTATACCCAGCGGGCGCGAGTCACTTTCCACCGTCATGGGCAACATCGATCCTGAAAGTGTGAAAGATGGCACACTAAATTTTTACCAGAAAAACGTGCAAAATTATATCTCTGATATTTTAAAGAAAGTAGATAAGAAGTTTGCCAAGCAAGCCAAGGAAGATTTAGCTAAAGGACCGTTTTTGTTAAATGATAGAAATCAAA